CCAGAAAATCTCCACAGACGTTACACATACGTTCAATCTTAACTATGTGATTATCAAACTTACTCATCTCTGATTTAGAAAAACCAACTTTATGCATAGGAGTATCATTTTCAACTGACAGAACGTCCACAGATCCTTTAACTTTAGCACCAGCACGAGCTTGCATTGTGGATATATCATCTCCTGTATAGTGTGTATGAAACACCACACCAATCTTTGATCTACCTGTTGCCTGTCCAATAGGATGATCTACTGGAATACCATAGGTGATAGTGTTAGGTCTGAATGTATACAGTCGCTCACCATTAACAGTTTCTTTATTCAGTGTGCTGGTAGTAAATAACAAATCCCCTTGCACGACACCTTCAATCCCTAGTTCTGCAAAATACAAGAGAGCATACTTTAATTTCTCAGCAAGATCTCCCTCATAGTATTGATCTACATCTTCAGGACCATAACAAATTTTAGGAGCAGTTTTTGCAAAGACAGATTTTGTTCCAACAAAGAACATGCCAGTCATAGGATCTGTTCCACATACAAGAGAGGGAGCACCGTCCCATTTAGTTTGCATGAATCCAGCATTTTCCTGATGACCCAACATCTTACGAAGTTCTTTCAGAAATGATACCGATGCCTTACAACCATCGATGCCGTAGTTCAGCATCTCATCTTCAAGGTGTTCTAGGTGTTTGAGTTGAGTTACGTTTGCCATTAGTTCTTCTTGAAGTAGTCCCCGTTAGTGTGAGTAGGATAGATACCACCACTCTTACTTCTTATATTAAAACTAAACTCATAAGTTGTAGTCTCAAAGACCATATTAATTCTCTTCGCTTTTCCATTACCACCACCATACTGAAGTTCAATTGTGCTACCAGTAAGTGTAGATGCATCAGTCAAATACTTATTATTAATTTCATGAAAGTGCAATTTACCCCCATCATAATGAGTCATCCAATAACCTTTACCAACACCACTAGCAATTAAATTCTCTAATGCAGATTTCTGTGATGATGTAAGATTTATTTTACGAATATGATTTTCAACAGATGCACTCACAGCATCCTTCCCAGTATATTTTTCAAAGACAGATAAGAAATCTTCGTAAATGATGCCAAACATATCAAGATATTTTTTACCAGCATCAGGAATTTCACCCTTACGTAAATCTGTTTCTGGGAATAGTCTCAAATTAGTTTTTCCGCTACCTGCAACACCACAGTTAAAGAACGATAAAGTATCTCCATATTTTACTGACAGATAAGCATCACTATTCTCACACCTAAGAACAATATCAGCAACCTTAGATCCAATGTTAGTAGTGAGGGTGCCACCACCCACTGAGATTACCACGTTTTGACCACTCAAGACTAGAGGTCTTTTGGTGTCCACTTCGCCTGTTACAATTACCTCTAGTATAGCACCATGTTTCTTCTGCACTTCAGTCGTTATGGTTTTGACATGATCCGCCCATCTCTTGACAGGAAGACCCTCCTTCCAGTCCTGAAGTGATTTGGCAAGAGACTTCTCATACTCAGTACCAAAATTTTGCTTAGTTGTGTTAGGTCCACGACCCCCAAACTCCTCAGTCTTTTCAAAGTCGCCAAGGTCTAAGTATATGTCTCGGTTTTTTGCATTGTTTACATTACATGTAAACTCAATATGATTTTGACCACGTAGTCCAGCAAGCATCAAAGAATTAAATGCTCTCTTAGCAGCATTCATTCTAGCTACTCCAGATGCTCCACGCATATCTGCAAAGTCAAAATAGTTTGAAGTTTTTATTGTTTTCTTGGCAGTTTTTGTTTGCCTAGTAATTTCAAATCCACCTATCTCAACTATACCCTGCTCTGTCTTAAAACTATTTACTTTATTATTACGAGACAATGCTTTATCAAACAAAACATCAGTTCTGTCACGATACTTAGATCCCTTCCTCGCAAAGTCTGATGGCTTCATACAAAAAAACCTCCCGTCTAACTATTTAGAGGGGAGGTCGAGATAATCTTTTTCATTTTGATAAGGAGTTGTCTGTCCTGTCCACAGTCTATACCCTTCCTTGACTTCTGGCAAGAGCCACTGGTCCACACGAACACATTGCTCCCAGTTGACAGGGTGAGCACAACTCACCACTACAACAGAAAAGAATGCTCGTAGGTGGATCCAGAGACTGAGCATTATCTGTCGCCAGCAGCACGAACTTCTGAGTTGTGAACATTGAACTCACCACCAGGATAACGCTTCTTCAGTTTGTTGACATTAGTTTCGATTACCTCATCGAAGGATATATCAAGTGCCATTGTTGCCTGAGCAACGTACCACATAACATCACCCAACTCAATGATAAGATGCTCACGATTATCTTCGTTCCACGGTTTTCCTTGGAAGACCATTTTTTTAATGATCTCAAGGAACTCACCACCCTCAGCATTAATTCCAACCCCAGCAGTAAGAAGTCTCTCAATATTGGCACCTTGTCGATCAAGATCACCAATACGATCAGCAAAGTCAACAAAGTTTGTAGAAGCGTCTGAAGTAACTGCTGAAACAAATTCTTCATAGCGTTCAAATTTAATAGTCATACATTCCACTCAGCAAATTTAGATAGTCGGTTTTGTGTTTGCGAGAACTGTGCAAGTTGTTCACCTGCGTCCTCTTGATTGATGTTGATGTCAGAAGCATCCTCCGCTACATCATACAGCCTCATCTTGGATCTGTCAATTCCCACCATGAATTTTCGTGAGGCAGTGGTTTCGTTGTATCTGTTCTTAAGTTGTTTGACCATGATGCGACCCTGTTGTTCAAGTTCATCAGTACTGATAAGAGCGAACATAAAGTCAGCAGTGGCAGGCAAACCAAAAGACTCAGAAGTATCGGTAAGGTCAGGATCACTATTGCCATAACCACTGCGAGTAGTTTGAGTAGCTGTGACAATAGGAACATTACATTCCACAGCAAGACCCCGAAGCTCCTCAGCAATCGCCTTGACATACGTGTAAGAATTGACAATCGCACCTTTATACCTCGCTGATGCACAGATGTTCAGATAATCAATATAGATTATATCTGGTTTGAAATCTCTCTTGAGAGACAGATCACTTAGAAGTGATTTGAAATGCCCTGCATGTGCTGATGCTGTGGGATACTCTTTGATAATAAGTTTGCCTCTAGTCTTCCTAGAGATCTCTTGAACTTTAGAATTGAAGATAACTTCAGGTAGTTCAGCAATATCTTTGATAGAAACATTTAAAAGATTTGCGTCAATTCGTTCAGCAATTTTCTCCTCTGCCATTTCACATGTAATATAGAGTACGTTCCTCCCCTGGGTGAGTGCGGCACCAGCGCAATGGCACATGAATAGAGACTTGCCGACGCCCGTTCCAGCAAGAGCGACACTGAGAGTCTTGTTAGAGATACCACCTTTTGTAATAAAGTTAAACTTTTCCAGATCAAAGGGAACCTTCTCTTCTTTGCGGTGGTAGAATTCATAGCGGTCTTTTGCTTGTTCAATGTAATCGTGTCCTATGTGTTCGTCGAACGATACTGCCAGGGCTTCTTGTAAGATACCTGGGATCGCATCCTTTGATATTTTTTTATCGCCTCCATCTGCGATCTTGATCGAGGACATAAGGGCGAGATAGATTGCTCTGTCTTGACACCACTTTTCGGTTGCGTCGAGGAGCCACTCGTAGTCAACCCATTCGTCTGTGAGTCCTCGTATTGTCGATAACGAATCTCTGAACGTTTCGTCAGTAAGATCATTACGATTTTGGAGATTAATCGATAAGACTTCTTGAGTAGGAACTTTGTCATACTTACCAGCGAAGTCAGCGATCTCTTCAAAGATAACCTTCTCATGATATTCCTCAAAATAATCTGCTTTTAGGAAAGGAACTACCTTACGATAATACTCTTCAGTGAAGATGAGATTACGTAAGATAGTTTGTTGAATGCGCTCAGTTGCCATAAGAGAATTCTTTCTGCGCTGCTTCTTCGAGTTTAATCATTACTTCTTCAGTGAAGTACTTTTCTGGATCCGCGAGAATTGATTTAGGATAAACAGAAGAACCATCAATCTTAATACGATTGCCAACACGCTCAAAGACTCCGTATCGTTCACCCAGTTCCAGTAGTCCGTAATACTTGTCAAGTCCACGTTCGTCAAAAAATAAACGTGTCTCAATTTTACTACCTTCTTTTGTTAAACGAGACTTCTTCGCCTCACACTTGATGATGTTACCTACTAATTCAGTACCATCTTTCTCTTTCTTCTTACCAAGGTAAATGATTGTGGAAGCAGCATACTTAAGACCTGTTCCCCCACCCATTTCTTTCATCGGAACATAAGAACCGATAACATCATATGTATGGTTAGTGACAATCATAGGAACAGATGCCTGTCCTAGTTTGAGGGTAAGCACACGAAAGGCACCCTTGATTAACTGACTCTTAGTCATGTC